ATACACATCGTGATTGCCAAGAATATAATGTGATTCAATGTTTCGTTTCTCAACCTCATCGAACCAATATGATCGTGCGCGACTGAGTGTATCAAAATTAATAAATTTGCGCCGATCAAAAATATCACCGAGTGTTATGATCGTATCAATTTGATGTTCATCAATATATGGAAAGAAACATTCAGAATAAAATTTTTCAAAATAATCATGTAGGACCAGATTATCATTACGAATCCCGCAATGCTGATCAGTAATCAAAGCAATTTTCATTATTCACCTTCTATAAATTTTTCAATACCTTCATTTTGTTTTTGTTGTGCTTTCTTTGTTTTAGGTTTCTTTTCATACTTTTCAAGTATTGGTTTCATTTTATCATTTGTAATATCAAATGTCGAATATGCTTCTGCATCTTCATCATTCAAACTTGCATCAACAAGAAAGTGCTCTAATGATTTATACTTAACAAACGTCTGCTTTTTCTCTTTTTCAATACGACGAAGAAACGCATAGTAAATAATCTGAGTAAAATAAGCAAATGGATTCTTTGATTTTTCTGGATCAAAGTTATGAACCGCGACCACACAGTTTTCAAGTGCGTCACTGACCATTTCTTCACGATAAGTGTAACCTGAAAATTTCCATTTGGTACCCAGACGTGTTGCAATCATATAAAAACAGTTACCGATATTTTCTGGAATTCTAGGTACAGGGTCACCATTTTCTTCTGCAATTCTACATTGCTCTTTATATTCAACGAGCATTTGATAGAACTCTTTATTGTTAATATAGTTCGCCATTAATGAACCTTTTTACTTCCGTTTTGTATGAAAAAATTAGAGTCATCAAGTTCAACATCGTCATCGGCTTCAGGCATATCAAACTCTGCCATATACTCGTCACCGCCTTCCTCAAAACCAGGTAAACCGTTTTCGTTATAAACTTCCATAGTCATTTCGTATGATTTAAGAATTTCATCTCGAAGATCTTTAAAAACAGCAACGATGTGCTCACGTTTGAAAAATATATCGAAGTTATTACTGTATGTGCAATACTTTCTAAAAATAATATTCGGTTCACCATTAATAGTTGTATATGTCATAAGAAGCGCATTGTCGAGATCAATGCCCCGATCATTTTCATTTAAAAGTTCACCAAATACTTCTTCACCATTTGTGAGTAGAGCCATTACTATCATTGAATACCTACCTTATAGAATTTGTATTGAAACTTTTCATTGTCATATATTTTAATGCGTTCAAGTAAATGTTTCAATGTAAAGTTCATCTTCTTTTTGTGTGTCAAGTCATCGGCGATATCATACAACACCGCCAATGATTTTGTTTCAGACTTACGCAACGATCTTCCGATGGATTGTAGATTACGAATTTTCGATTTAGATGGACTTGCAAAAATTACATTATGCAAGTTACGAATATTCACTCCAGTACTAGTAGTACCATACGACGCTACAATAATAGCGTTACTCTCATTTTCTACAATACCACGGATTTCGTTTCGTTCATCGCCTTTTACTCCACCATGAATAAAAAAGACCTTACGATCTTTTGCTTGTTCTTCTATATTATTATACAATACTCGACCATGAGTGTCAACATATTGAAACAATAAGAGTGTATTACCTTCAAGTGATAACGACAGATTTGTAATGAATCGATTACGACCTTCATGATTCACAAGAAACTTCATCTCGTCTTGATATGACATTGGCGCAACTAGTTTTCGTTCTTCATCATTATACGAGAGTGACAACACCTTGATCTTAAAATCTGCCAGGTGATTTGCGTCCATTAAATCTTTCGTTGTTGCAACATGATTCACTGGTCCAAACAAACCTTCCAATACAAACTGATGACATTGTGCATCGTCGATCGTACCAGTAAAACCAAATCGATACTGACAATCAGTCAATTTAGTCATAATAGATGTGAGTGATTTTGCTTTAAACAAATGTGCTTCATCACCAATTACAACATCAAACTGCTCATACCATGACTTTGGTAATTTATATATGGACTGCCACGTTGTGATCGTAATTGGCTTATCAGATTCTTTTTCTTGGCCACCAAAAATCTTATGAATATACTTTTCTGCCTTAAAACCATATTCTTCAAAGTCAGAATACATTTGATGAACCAATGACACAGTTGGTACAATAATCAATGTCGGCTTTAAATAATACCGCATGATCATATAGATAATGAAAGATTTGCCTGACGCGGTTGGTGAAAGAAACATTTGTCGACCATGTCGTACTGCATCAACAAACGCATGAATCTGATAATCACGTGGTTCTAGTGTAAACTTTTGCTTTTCTAAAAACTCTTTTGCCTCTTTTATCGAAAAGTTGTCTGTCGAATTATCATACTCATATTCAAGTGTGTAGTTTCGTGATCGACAAAAGTCCTCTAAACGATGCATGAGACCAGAATAGAGAGTGAGTGTTTTCATATTCAGTAAACGAATCTTCCCATCCCAAACACCCCATTTCACCTGTGGCATGAATCGTGCACCAGGAACTTCGAATGTGAAGAATTCTGAGATCTCTTGTGCAAGACCCATATCATCTGTGACGATTTGGTTATAGACCTCGTCAACCTTTCGTATGACTAAATGTGTCATGCACCCACTTTAAACCTTTCAAAATCAATGGCACTCTTAATATGAAAACCACGATTGTGTATCATTTTAATAATGGACTCCAATGCAGAAATTTTTTCTTGTTGATATGCAATCTTCAAATTCAACTTAATAATATCATTGTCAGCCTCAAGATAACTTGAAACATCAGACTTCAAGATACGACCTTTTGGAGGTAGTTTCCAACCTAAATCCATTTGTTCTTCGGTTGGGCCATCAACATAAAATTCTTGCTTATCAAGTTTCAATCGTTTCATTTCCGATTCAAGTTTCTTCAACATCAATCGTTCACGTGAAAATAACGAATAGTATTTATGATGCAACTTAGCGAGATCAAGTGCGGCATTACCCAATTCAGATGGATTAATCGAACTGTCTTTTTCCCATAATTCAAATATTTCTTCAAGCGTCATATCACAATAATCCTAGGTATATGTACCTATTATATCATATATCAATGGTGTATGTAAATCAAAGTTTATTAAATGAATAGTTCAAGAATCTAAACGATGCGGTTGCCTCAATATATTCAATATCAGCATTAATTGCAGACATCTCAATAGGTGAGAGTGATACAGGAAATAAATCCGTAATCTCAATACGAATATTTGGATTCATAGCACTTGATAGAACTGTCAGTGTTGCATCAGAATAAATGCCGCCACCAGTAAATGAAGGTTGTTCTTCTAACTCTTTATATTGATCTGTTGAATCAGGAAAACCTAAAGCACGTGCCCATTCAAACACTTCAATATAGTTTTTCATATCCTCATCAACCTTGAAAATTACTTCAAGTTCACTATATTCAATACGATCACCGGGTGTTGGTACTGATCGTAATGGTGTTTGTTGATCTAATGTTGTAACAGTAATACCTGGTAATGTCACCGATTGAACAAAGAAATTCATTGTTGGCATACGTTGAATGTTGAATTGAAATCCAACCGGTGATAACATGTTCTTATTAGTAATTTCAGTCATTTACCAATACCTTTTCAATAACCAATGATTATTTATATAACCTCAATACCATTATACAAATCAGACTCATGGATGTCAACCATAAAAAAAGAGGGGACCGAAGTCCCCTCTCAAGGTATTGCTGATTATAATAGTAGTTATTACAGCAAGTTTGCAACCACAGAACGGCGGTAGTACACGTTGCTGTCCTGATTCAATGCACCGGCGCCAAGATCCAGGCCTTCCGCGAACGGATTGGCAACCATACCGTAACGAGTTTTGAACCCGATTTTCGGTTGGAAAGTATCTTGATCAACCGCACGAACCATTTGCAGCGGCACGTATGGGCAGTAGAAAATACCTGCGTCATATGCACTTGAACCTTTATAGCCCACGGTCATGTAGTTACCAGTGGTGTAAGGATCAATATACACACGATAGCGGCCATTCAACACACCAGCAAAGGTGTTACCAGTGTCGTCGACATTCAATGAATTGCTATTCAATGCAGGAGTGTAATCCAAGACACCAGCCATTTGCAAGGCAGAAGCAACATCTGAAGAACAGATGATGATGTTACCTTTACCACGACGTGTTTGTTTTGCGATCAGGTTAGCTTCACGCTCGATGTGGAACATCAAACCTTTGAACTTCTCAAC